CGATATAAACTAGTAACATTGCCAAAACAAACTACTAACATTCCAATTGTAACAGTTGGTAATACAGCTATTACGTTGGTAGCTCCAGGAGATAATGCAACTATTGCACCTAATACTAGTAACTTCCAAGGCGGAAATAGTAATTTAGGATACACTGCAATATTATCAGATTCATCTGTAGCAGATATTCAAGTTACTAGAGCATTACAAAATTCAACGCTTCCTACATCACCACGCTTTATTGGTGATAATGCAGATGCACAAAGTGTTGCTGTAGCAGGATTTGAATTCCGAATTATAGCAAAAACACAAATGTTAGCAGATAAAACTGCTACGATAACTATTATTGGCAATGAAACCGGCGGTAGTGTTACTATTAATTTAACCGTTAAACAAGTAACAACTGCAACTACTGCAACAGGGATGACTTCGTAAAAAGGTAAAACATATGAAAATGAATGATTTCATTAAAACATTAAAACAACAACCTAAGCAAGGCGGCGTTCCTGCAGCAGGTCCGTCTCGAGGTACTAATCAAACAGTTTCATCTACAAATCAACAAGTACAGTTGCTAGCACAACAATTGGCAAATCAAATGGTTGCGGAAATGCAACAATCGCAAATATTAGCTCGTAACGGACGTGTATTTACAAAATTTGATACAGTTAATGATGTTGTAAAAAATCAAACTGAAGTTGTTACAGGTGGCGTTTGGAGTGATGGTATTGCTAGTTTAACTACAGCATTTTCATCATCAACACAAACAAACACGCAACGATCATATTATGTTGATATATATCAATCAAATCCTAGCGTAACCGGTTCAGCAGTACAATATTCTTTGGCTTTTGGTCATGCTTTAGGTAGTGGTTCAAATTCTCAAGGACAATTGGAAGATTCTCCTAGTAAAGCAATTTATTCTCAATATCGTCAATTGTTATTACCTGCAAATCAATCTAGATTTATAACTGCAGGCTCTGGTAGTACGGATTATGTTTATGTTGTTAATTTCAAACGAGATAGAATCAAAGAACGTTTAGATGTTGGCAATTGGGAACTTCCATTAGTTGCAATTTCATCTCGTGCTACAAATGCAACTGGTTCGGTTGTTACTGGAAGTGGTGTTATAAAATTAATTGATGATTCAACAATTTCATCAGGTACGAATACCATATCAGGTAAAGTTTACAATATCGTATCTGGATCAATTAATTCAGGGGTACATAATGTAAGTGCTCCTACTTATTACGGAATGGTATATGCAGATCACGGAACATTGGTATTAGATGGAAAAATGCTAGATCAAAAATTAGGATTTGCAACAAATACTGGTTCTAGTTCAGAAGGCAATAACCATTTTGTATTATTCCGTTCTGTTTCTGGTTCTAGTTTCTTTACAGATCCCGAGACATCTGACCCATATGGTTTCTTAGCACGTAATTCTGAAAAGGTTACAAGTACACATTATTTTGTGCGAATTAAAAATGCAGAATATAATTTTTCAAATAACCCATCGTTCGTTACCGGATCAGTTGGTCAAATTGCTCAATCAACATTTGTAAGCGATCCTAAAACATATATTACAACGGTTGGATTATATAATGATAGCCAAGAATTATTAGCAGTTGCTAAATTATCGCAACCATTATTAAAATCATTCCAGCGAGAAGCACTTATTAGAGTTAAATTAGATTTCTAAAATAACGTAGATTTAAGCCCTGTTATATTTATATAAAATGTAGCAGGGTTTAAACTATTATGCCGGAAATAAAATTACAAAATAACGAGAATCCATATATAGGAACTTATCCTACTGTTTTTAAAAAAATAAATTCAACTGATGTTAAAGTTTCGCCATTCCAAGTTTATAAATCTTGGACGATATTATCAGGAAGTGCTACCAGCAGTGCTTTGCCATTACTAGGAATTTATACAGACATTAATCGTTTACCTGCATTAGGTACGTCATTAACATATAATGATGCGGTAAATATCGATGGAAGTTTACAATCAATAACATATTTTTCTGTTAATCATTTATATTATAAATATAAAACGCAACCATATAATTCATTCGGACCAAACGATTTAACGCGTGTTAACAAAACGTTGTTTCAATCTGCATCTATATTATCTATACCTCAAATAAAAATTGGAGAAGGTATCAAACCTAAGTCATTTATATTTACTGGATTATCAGTATCATTAGCATCTGATTCATATGGTAATGTTTATGATACCTTATACGATACTAGTAACTATAATAGTTACTATCTATCAGTGTTAGTTAATTCCATACAAAGTAGAGGTGCAGCAACAGGTAGTACTACCGTAGTTGAATCTATATCATGTTTACAAACATTTTTAAATAGTATTAATCAAATTGATACTAACACTGATAGTTTCTCATTTGTAAGTGGGTATACGTATTATGAAGGTTTCAATGAATATTTTGATACAACGAGAATTCAATATGAATCTCAGGGCGTAATATATGAACCAGGTGTAAAGACATCCAATGGTTCTCAAGCCGCAATTGGCTATGCTGCAAAGTTTTCAGGTGCAGGATATATAAAAGATTCCTTACCAGGATATTATGATAGAGATCATGATTATGCAATATCATTTTTTGTTTCTAGTTCAAACTCCGGGACATCTAATGGATTACTTATTGCAAAAGCTTCTAGTAGTTTGCAACCATCATACCCGTTTAAAATAGAATTAAGTGGCAGTAAACAAATTGTATTTTCTGCTGCCGGCAGTACTGAATTTAAAACGCAGATAACTTCTTCAATATCTGTTTCATCAGCTTGGAATCATATTGTATGTCAAAAATCAGGTAGTTCGCTACAAATGTATGTCAATGGAAGATTACATGCATCTACATCTAATAATTTATTAGTTAATACATTTTCTCCATTTACTGCATCAGCAAGAATTGATAATACAAGTGATCTATATATAGGTGGTTTTAATAGCCAAAGCTCAAACGTAAATGCATATATAGATGAAGTTAGAATCTTTAATAAGTCGCTAACTAGTGATAATATAAGTTCTTTAAATAGACGCATTGAAGGTGGCACATTTTTGCAAACCAATATTGTTGGAACTGTTTTTGATAAACAAGGCCTTGTTGTAATATCATCTCCAGATTATCGTTATCATAATGTACTTACAACGCCATTTACTTCATCATATAAAAGTACAGTTTCATTGTATGAAATGAATGTATTAACGAGGTTAGATTCTGGCGATTTTAATATGACGTTGAACCCAACAACATTATTAGATAACAATCAAACATATTTGCCATATATTAGTAGTAGTACGTTTGCTCCGTATATAACTACAATTGGATTATATAATGATGCGGGACAATTATTAGCAATTGGTAAATTAGCACAGCCAATTAAAAAACGTAGTGATGTTGATATGAACTTTATGATACGTTTAGATTTAGATAAAAATATTGTGTTTAAAGGATAATATGATACGATTAAAACAATTGCTTCGCGAAATGTCTGAACGAGATATCGATCGCTGTTTAGAAAAAATACGAAACAAACAATTTCGAATGATTGGTGCGGGTGATAATGGCCGCGTATATGAAATTGATGGTGAAGATAAAGTTTTTAAAATCACGCAAGAACGAGATGAATATGAAGTTGCAGATATTATTGTAAATCGTTACAATGAATTTACAACATTTATCCCAGTATATTATGTTGATGGTAAAAATATGTACATAATGTCAAATGCATCTGAATTACCTATTCGTATTAAAAAGTCATTAGATATGTTTATGGGTGACTTCGGTTCATTTGCTAGAAATGAAGGCGGCGAAGTTTCTATTTTTGATTTCGTTGCAGAAACAGATAATTTAGACCCAATCATTGATAATTTTTTAAATGCATTGCAAGTTGATGTTGCAAAACTAGATATACCAGAATTTGAATTAGATATAGACTTTCGTTCAGAAAATATTATGATGTGGAATAGTAAACTAGTCATGGTTGATTGGTGATAAAATAAGGAAAATATGATACAATTAAAAAAAATATTATTAGAAGCAGCTCCGACAGATAAGGAATATACTTATAAGTATCCTAAAGATACTACGTATGTATATGCATATAAAGATGGTAAATGGTGGGCTAAAAATATAGCTACCGGTAAAACATTTGATTTGTCAGTTGATTATGAAAAATATAAAGGTAGTATCGATAAATTAAATCAATACTTTAATAAGACCGATAAAGATTTAGAACAAGATACTAAAATACCAGTAGCTGATAAATTATTTCGTATGGAGAATGGATTTTTAATTAATACCACAGCATATGAATCTATTAAAGCATCTTTCAAGATGGGAGATTTTGTATCAAGTCCAGCATTAAAAGCATTAACATATGATAAATCATATAAAATACGAACTGGAGTACAAGATGGCGTATTTCGAGGATATGACGCAGTTACTGCTAATCAAATAAATAAATCAGATGGTTCTATTAATAGCGGGTTTGTATCAAATAATGAATCAGATTATAAAGTAGTAGATGCTAAAATTGGCATAACTATACCTGATCAAATTAAAGGTAATAAGATTTATGTGGCAAATAACTGGAAACAATCAGTAAACAAAAAACCAATTATTTATACGTATTTCTATATTAAAAGTGGCGGTAAATTTGAAGGTAAACCAAAATATTATTGGCTACCTGGCAATTACATCACCATAGTTTAAATTATTTAATAAAGTTATGAGAAAAAATCATTTTCATAGCTCGGGAAATTCAAAACGAGCTAATGCTTTAAAGCATGGTTATAAATCTGGACTAGAATTATCAGTGTCGATGCAAATAAATCAAACGGAATATCCTTTGAAATATGAAACAGAAACACTAAAATATATAGTACCAGAACGCAAAGCAAAATATACACCAGACTTTGTGTTTGTAAAACGCAACAATGAAATCATGTATATTGAAACTAAAGGACGATGGACTACTGCCGATCGCACTAAAATGAAACATGTATTAGCATCAAATCCTGGCATTGATATCCGTATGGTATTTCAAAATCCTGGCCAAAAAATTACAAAAGGCTCACCAACTACATATGAAGCATATGCTCTTAAGTTAGGCATTAAACATGTTGCAAAGAAAGAAATTCCTGCAGAATGGCTTGACGAATGCTTGAAAAAAGGTGAAGAACCAAAAATAGTTAAGAAATTCTTTTGATTTACGAAAAATTTTTAATATATTGTTCATGTATTAATGAAATTTATTTAATTAATAGATTGATGAATTTATTGAATCGATCGTTAAGCCAGGAATGTAATGTATGTGCTTAACTAATAATATATTATTAATAATTAATATTAATTGGATTCCTTACAGAATTTTATTATTATTTAAATAATGAAGAATCTTAAGTTATTACAATTACTTGAATCAATATTAGGTAAAGGAAAATCTACTTCCGGTAATAACATTGCGTTCTTCTCTCCATTTACATCGCATTACAAGCCGAAATTAGAAATTGATATCAATACCACCCACGATGGCGAAAATGCTTGGCATTGTTGGATATCAGACAAAAAAGGTCGTTCTATTTCTAGTTTGTTTAAACAAATGAATCTGCCTAAGCAGTATCATGAACAACTTGCAAGAATCATTCAATCATCTCGTTATAAAACACAAACTGAAACTAAACGAGAAAATCTTAGCATACAACTACCGCAAGAATATATTCCATTATGGAAAACAAAAAAGACTCCTGATTATCGCAATGCAATTGCATATCTTAAGAATCGCGGC